ACAGACGGAACAATCAATCGGCTGCTAATGAACGTGCCACCGGGCTCGATGAAATCCTTACTTACCGGCGTGATCTGGCCAGCCTGGGAGTGGGGACCGCGAAACATGCCTGAGATGCGTTACGTGGGAACGGCGCACGAAGAACAGCTTGCGATACGAGACAGCAGGCGGTGTCGGGATCTGATTAAGTCGGACTGGTATCAAGAGCTTTGGCCGATTGAGCTATTGGCCGACTTGGATGGTAAGCGCGAGTTCGGCAACACCAAGAAAGGCATCAGGCAGGCGCGCAGCTTTACCAGCATGACCGGGGTGCGCGGAGACCGAATCATCCTTGATGACCCCATTAGCGCAGACAGCGCCAACAGCGCGGCAAAGCTAGAGGCTGCTCGCATTGCATTTACCGAGACGCTACCCACTCGCGTCAACAATGAAAATTCTGCGATTGTGGTCATCATGCAGCGCCTGCACGAAAAAGACGTGTCCGGCGTGATATTGGAAATGAACTTGCCTTACGTCCATCTGTGCATTCCGATGCGGTTCGACCCGGCGCACCGCTGCACTACCAGTATCGGATGGACAGATCCGAGGACTAAGGCCGGTGAACTGATGTTTCCGGAGCGCTTTGGAGAGGCTCAGGTGTCGGAACTAGAACGCACGCTGGGCAGTTATGGCAGCGCAGGCCAACTACAGCAGCGCCCAGCGCCACGCGGCGGCGGGATCATTCGGCTTGAGTGGTTCCAATACTGGCGCAATCTCCCGCAGTTGGAGTTTCGCGTGATCACCGTAGACACCGCACAAAAGACTGCCGAGGCCAACGATTACAGCGTTTTGCAATGCTGGGCGCGATCTACCGTTGGGCACGCCATCATGATCGACCAGATTAGAGGCAAGTGGGAAGCCCCGGAACTACTGGTTCAGGCGAGATCGTTTTGGATTAAGCACATCAATAGCCCCATCCCGATACATCAAAAGTCAACGCTTCGGGGCATGTACGTTGAGGACAAAGTGTCCGGTACAGGTCTAATCCAAACTTTGCGGCGCGAGGGCGTCCCAGTATTGCCATTGCAGCGCAGCAAGGACAAGATCAGCCGAGGGCATGACGCTTCCCCGTTTATTGAGTCTGGCAACGTCTTGCTTCCAGAAGATGCGCCGTGGCTTTCTGATTTTCTAGCGGAGGTAGAATCGTTCCCGTCCGGCACTCACGATGACCAAATAGACCCAATGCTAGATGCAATCAATCTGGTCCAGCGAACACCGTCAGTTAAAACGCAAACAGTTACCCCAATCCCAACGCGCCACAACTGGAATAAAATAGCTACAAACTAGGACTCACCTAATGGCTCGAATCTCAAACGATCAACGCCTTTCGAACCTGCACAGCGAAGCGCTGCGGCAGTTCAACAACATTCAAACGGCGTTACGGGACGAGCGCCTGCAATGCCTACAGGATCGCCGGTTCTATTCAATTTGTGGCGCTCAATGGGAAGGGCCGTTGGCTTATCAATACGAGAACAAGCCCAAATTCGAGGTCAACAAGATCATGCTGGCGGTTATTCGGATCGTCAACGAATACCGAAACAACCGGATCACCGTCGATTATGTGACCAAAGATGGGGCCGAGAACGACAAGCTGGCCGAGGTCTGCGATGGTCTCTACCGCGCCGACGAGCAGGCATCCGTGGCTGATGAGGCCTATGACAACGCATTCGAGGAGGCGGTGGGCGGCGGCATTGGTGCCTGGCGACTTCGAACCGTCTATGAGGACGAGGAGGACGACGAAGATGACCGGCAGCGGATTAGGTTTGAGCCGATATACGATGCCGACAGTTCCGTTTTCTTTGACCTAAACGCTAAGCGCCAGGACAAATCAGACGCTAAATATTGTTTCGTTGTTACCTCGATGACCCGCGATTCCTACAAGGAAATCTACAACGACGATCCGACAGACTGGCCCAAAATCATCCACCAATACGAATTTGACTGGTCCACGCCCGATGTGGTTTTCGTGGCGGAGTATTACAAGGTCGAGGAAAAGACCGAGACGATCCGCATTTTTGAGGCCATCACCGGCGAGGAGGAGCGCTACAGTCAGGCCGACTTCGCAAACGATGAGATGCTCGAAGAAACCTTGTTGGCTATCGGCAGTCGTGAGGTGCGCCAGAAGCGCGTCAAGAAAATGCGTGTCCGCAAGTACATCATGAGCGGCGGTAAGGTGCTGGAGGACGCTGGCTACATTGCCGGCAAGTGCATCCCGATTGTTGTGGTCTACGGTAAGAGATGGTTCGTCGATAACATCGAGCGCTGCATGGGTGCGGTTCGTCTGGCCAAAGACGCTCAACGGCTCAAGAACATGCAACTCTCGAAACTCGGCGAGATCAGCGCCCTGTCGAGCATCGAAAAGCCGATCATGACTCCCGAGCAGGTAGCAGGGCATCAGATCATGTGGGCGGAAGATAACCTTCGGGATTATCCGTATCTGCTCATCAACCCGATCACCGGGCCGGATGGCAACACGCAAGCAGCTGGGCCGATGGCTTATACAAAAAGCGCGGCGATACCTCCGGCGATGGCAGCGCTGCTGGCGATCACCGAGCAGGACATGCAAGACATCCTCGGCAATCAGGGCGGGGCCGAAAAGATGGTGTCTGGCGTCTCCGGCAAAGCGGTGGAGCTCATCCAAACCCGCGTGGATATGCAGACGTTCATTTACATGAGCAACTTTGCGAAGGGCATGAAGCGCTGCGGCGAAATCTGGCTATCGATGGCCAGGGAGATTTACGTCGAGGACAATCGCCGGATGAAGACGATCGCGCCGACTGGCGACTCCGGCATGGTCGAACTGATGCAGCCCACCATCGACCAGAAGACCGGGGCGATGGTAATGGCCAACGACATGACCGCTGCCGTGTTTGACGTTGTTTCCGAGGTCGGACCATCGAGCAGCAGCAAACGCGCCGCCACCGTCCGAGCGCTGACCGGAATGCTCACGATCACCAGCGACCCCGAGACCGCCCAAGTCCTGACCGCCATGGCGATGATGAACATGGAAGGCGAGGGCGTGGGCGACGCAAACGCTTATTTCCGCAAAAAGCTCCTCCGCATGGGCGTGGTTAAACCTACCGACATCGAAGCCGAGGAACTGATGGCCGAGATGCAAGGCAAACCGCAAGACCCGAATGCGGTGTACCTGCAAGCCGCAGCCGAGGAAGCTACCGCAAAAGCAGCAAAAGCCCGAGCCGATACCGTCGAAACCGTGGCCAGCGCAGAACTGAAACGCGCTCAAACGCTGGAGACTTTGGGCAAGGTTGATGAAACCGCGCAGAACATGGCGATAGCTAACGCCGAGGCGGTGCAACAAATTTTACAAGGGCAGATTATTCAACCCGTTGTGTGATAAACAAAAAAGGGCGAGAATAGAAGAAATGGCATCCACCCAGCCGCTTTAATGGGTGAGTCTGAAGGGGTCTAAAGATGAAAACGGCAGAGATAGAAAACGACGACATAGTTATCGAGGACGAAAACCCTGAGGAAATCAGCGAAGTTGCTGTCCAGGCCGAGCCCGAAGATGATGAAGAAGTGGTCGTTTCGATTGGTGAGGAAGCGCCACCTCCCGAAGAACATGCTCCTGCGCCTGAATGGGTTCGAGAGTTGCGGAAGACGAATCGAGAATTGCAGCGGAAAAATCGTGAGTTGCAGGGCAAGCTACAAAGTACCGCACAGACTGAGATCAAGCCGGTCGTGCTGGGCAAGAAGCCGAGCCTTGAGGAACATGATTACGACGCTGAGAAATTCGAGGTAGCAATGGCAGACTGGTTTGACCGGAAACGGCAGGCCGATGATGCTAATGCCAAGCAAGAAGTTGAAGTTATGACTCAACAAAAGGCTTGGCAGTCCAAGCTGGATGGCTACGGCAAGGCGAAAGCCGAGTTGAGAGTCAAGGATTTTGAAGACGCTGAAGCGGTAGCTCAAGAGGTCTTCTCGATCACCCAGCAGGGCATATTGCTGCAAGGCGCAGATAATCCCGCGCTGGTCGTTTATGCGCTCGGTAAGAATCTGGTCAAGGCGAAGGAGTTGTCCGAAATCAAAGACCCCGTGAAGTTTGCCTTTGCGGTAGCTAAACTGGAGAAAGACTTGAAAGTTACCAACCGCAGGCAAGCACCCGCACCAGAGAGGATCGTGACAGGCACAGGACGGTCATCGGGTGCGGTGGACTCAACGCTAGAGAGACTCAGAGAAGACGCGGCGCGTACCGGAAACATGACGAAAGTCATCGCGTACAAATCGCAAAAACGAATCGCATCTAAATAACCAGGAGATTTTCCATGAGTAATTCATTCAGCAAAGAGGAACGCGTCGCGTTCGAGGACATCCTCGAAGGATTTAACGACGCTCTAGTTTTGTCCCGCAACGTCTCGGTCTACAACACCGACAGCTCGATGATGGAGCGCACCAATAACGTGATTTATCGTCCGCAACCCTACATCGCGCAGTCCTACGATGGCATGGACCAGACCGGCAACTTCGGTGCTTACACGCAGCTCTCCGTCCCGGCAACGCTCGGATTTCAGAAGTCTGTGCCGTTCATCTTGGACGCGCTCGAACTTCGGGACGCCTTGCAAGAGGGTCGGCTCGGTGAGGCCGCAAAACAGAAACTTGCATCCGATATCAACATTGCGATTATGAACGTCGCTGCAAACCTCGGCTCGCTGGTGGTTACTGTCAGCACCGCCGCTGGTGACTATGACGATATCGCTCTGTGCGACAGCATCATGAACGAGCAGGGCGTGCAAGCCTTTGACCGCTACATGGCTCTGTCCTCGCGTGACTACAACGGCATTGCCGGCAATATCGCTGGTGGGGCTGGTGGTGCTTCGGTTTCGCGTAGTTTCGCCGGTAACAAGAGCAACAATGCTTTCGAGCGTTCCTACGTTGGTATGGTCGCAGGATTTGAGACCTACAAACTGGACTACGCGAATCGCATCGCTGCGGCGACTGGCGCAGATCCGACGATGTCCACCTTGGCAGCGGCAGGCAACTACTACACGCCTGTGGCGACCTCCACTGCGGCGACTGGTGAGACTGGTAACGTGGACAATCGTTTCCAAACGATTACCGTGTCCAGCACCACCGATCTGCCAGCAGGAACGGCAATCGAGGTCGATGGCATTGAGGCGGTGCATCACATCACCAAGCTAGGTACTGGGTTCTCGAAGACGTTTCGCGTGGTGAGCGTGACCAATGCAACGACTTGCGTTATCACTCCTCCCATCATTTCCGCGCAAGGCGGGACTGATGCTGAGTTGCAGTATCAAAACTGCATCGTGACCGCCGCTTCTGGTCGGACCATCAATCGCCTGAACGTCGATGCCGCGCCGATCAACTGCTTCTGGCAGAAAGATGCGCTAGAGATTCTCCCGGGCCGTTACGCTGTCCCAACCGATGCGGGTGTCGCAGTAATGCGTGCATCAACCGATCAGGGCATCGAGCTGGTAATGCAGAAGCAGTACGACGTGAACACCATGAAGACCAAGTATCGCTTGGATACTCTGTTCGGCGTGGTCAACAAACAGCCCGAGATGTCCGGGATCCTGCTGTTCAATCAAGTCCCGTAAAAGGAAAAAAATCATGAGCTATAACATTATATTTACGCAAGGAACCGCGACCTTTACGGTACCGGCAGGCGAGAAAGTCGCCGTTCAAGCCTACTCGCCAGCGAGTGTGTTTCAGGAGGTCGGTTATCCGAACTTCCCCGAAACGCAAGATTTGCTGCAAGTAGTCGAGAACACGACCTACGTCTCGGCAGCATTCACGAACGCCACCAGCGTGACGATTCAAGCCGGTGCATCCGGTGCGCTCTATGCAGTTGGAACCGACCCTGTTATTTCCAGTACAGGCAGGTATCAACTACAGGGCGATCCGGGCGTACTGAATGCCACTGGTGCTCTTACTTCGGCGATGATTCTGGCTGGCATTGTCACCTCGACAACGGGTGCTGCTGTTGCTGGTACTTTGCCAACCGGGGCTGTGCTAGACGCTGCGAGCGAGTTTGCAATCGGTGATTCGTTCGACTGGTCTGTCATCGCTACGGGCGCAAATGCCTTTACGGTAACGGCTGCAACTGGTCATACGATTGTTGGTACAGCCGCAGTTGCTACTGTTACCTCGGGCGCATGGAGGACTCGCAAGACTGCTGCGGATACATTCGTCTCGTATCGGATAGGTTAATCAACCTCTCGGGTCAGTAGAGATACTGGCCCGAGTTACTTGGAGAGCAAAAATGCCAATGACCAAAGGTTACTCGAACAAATCAATCGGCAAAAACATTGCCATGGAAATGAAGTCAGGCAAGCCGCAAAATCAAGCAGTTGCAATGGCTTTGGGTATGGCAAGCAAAATGGCAAAAGCCGCTGGTAAGCCAGGCAAAGCGCCGATGAAAAAATGATTAGGTCAGCCGCAATTGTTAAGACAAGAACTCTCGCGCCGTGGAAAGAGTTGCGGCTGCAAAAGCGCAAACTTAAAAAGACACAGGCGGCAGAACGCAAGGCGACTAAACGGGTGCATCCATCGCCTATTAATAGGAGGGTGCCGAAAGTCGAACCGCCTGTAATCGTTGCGGACGAAAGCCCAGCGACACGCGACGAGATGCTGCAACGAGCCGATGTCATTGGGTTGAAGGTTGACAAGCGCTGGTCTGATTCAACGATGCTGAAAAGAATAGAGGGGCACGTATGTCTTACACAAAAAGACAATTTATAAGCGCCGCCTTCGAAGAAATTGGGCTTGCGTCTTATGTATTTGATTTGCAGCCCGAGCAGCTAGAGTCTGCCCTGCGGCGTCTCGATGCGATGATGGCCGACTGGAACGCCAAGGGCATCCGCTTAGGTTATCCATTGCCATCTAGCCCACAGAACAGCAGCCTAGACGAAGAAACGCTTGTGCCTGATTCGGCCTATGAAGCGATCATTTGCAGCCTGGGGATTCGGTTAGCACCGAGTTACGGCAAGCAGGTCATGATCGAGACCAAGACGACCGCGAAACAGGGTTATGACATCTTGCTCCAACGGGCGACCTTCCCGCTTGAGAAACAACTCCCAGCCACAACCCCAGCGGGTGCTGGCAATAAGCCGTGGAGGGTCTACGATAACCCCTACGTCAGACCGCCTTATTTCCCCGTCAATGCTGGTCCTGATGGCCCTATCGAATATAACTGAGGACGATCATGCCCACTATTAACCAGCTTCCCGTACTAAACACCGTCTCCAGCGGGGATCAGTTACCCGTTTATTCGCCCAACAACGGGGACGCAAGACGGACCTCGATTGGAAGTTTGCTCACATTTTTCCAGCAGAGCTTCGCATCGCCCACGCTCTCGGTCAATCTCTACGTTCCCGGATCTGGTTTCAATATCACGGTGCCTACTCCGGTTAGCAACGACCAATGGATGCTGTTGCAGCCTGCTGGAACACTGGCAACCGGTACCATCACCTTGCCTCTCAATACTGGCGTTCCTGATGGCACCTCGGTATTGATAACCACCACGCAGGAAATCACCTCGCTGACAATTGCCTTGAATGGCGCGACTGCTCTTTATGGTGGCGTGACTTCGTTGGCGGCAGGAACGGCAACGGCGATTCGCTTTTATCAGCCAACTAATTCTTGGTACCAGATCAACGCCGAGACGGTTTATGCAGCAGGAGTCCAGACTTTCTTGGCGACGCCATCAAGCGCCAATCTACGGGCGGCGATGACCGATGAGACCGGAACGGGTCTATTGGTGTTCGCAACCAGTCCGACCCTGACAACGCCAATAATCACAAACCCGGCAGTCAGCACCGGAACATTCACAAGCCCTGCATTGGTCACGCCATCTATCGGTGCTGCCACAGGGACAAGTCTTAGCACCACAGGAAACCAAGTTATCAGCGGCACCGGCAAGCAGGGTTATGCTACCGGCGCGGGCGGCGGGGTGCTGCAAGCCACAAGCAAAGCCACGG